CCTGCCCGAGTCTTTCTTCCTCCAGGCCGATGAGAGAATCCTCATGCGTTGCGATGCTGTGCTGCTTCTGCCAGGCTCGTACAAATCCAACGGCACACAGTCCGAGCTTCGCCTTGCCAAAGCTCGAGGCCTGCCCGTTTTTGAAAACCTGGAGTCACTACGCCACTATGTCCAATCGGTCTGACCAAAACATAACCAACGCACTGTTGGCGATACTCGCCATCATCTTTCTAATCATTCTGTTCTTCTAAGGAGTCTCTGCCATGGGCCAAGCTAAACAGCGCAACCGCTACCCCGACGTTCAAGAGTATCTCAACCGCGCCGCCGATTCCGAGCGTGGCATTCGTGTCGCAGTTGCTGACAAAGGTGCCGCCTTCTCCCTCGTCATGAAGATGCGAGCCAAGCAGAAGGATTGGCGCCTCAATTACCTCGAAATCTACGGGGAGAATCTCGAAGAGGGCCACCACTACCGAGACCCCCTCCAGCTCCTGTCTTTCAGCGAGCACTATGACAAGGACAATGACCAGTGGTACGTCTATATCCATAAAGATAATCCGCTGGCCGCCGGTATCGTCCTCAATGTAGAAGAACTCTAGGAGCCCATTATGCCAGCCATCCCTTACTCTTGCCCACAATTCGACTCGGCCAAAGACTCGATTGCCGGCGCCATCGAGGACTTACAAAGTGCAATCGAGAATCTCGAGGATGCGCAAAGCTGTATCGAACGAGCACGGACAATTAATGCCGACCTCCGCGATGCCCTCACAAGCAAGGAGGAAAAATGCGAGGAGCTTGCAGACGAAAGAGACTCCTTAGAGAATCGTGTCGCTGAGCTTGAAAGCGAACTCGAGTCCGCGCAGGATGAAATCTCCTCGCTCAAAGACTATATCGAATCCATAGAGGAGTAACCGCCATGCCCCATACCCCAGAACGCCACCATAGTCCCGAGGCTATTGCCAACGGCCTTGCCACTCGCATTGCGGACAGCCTGTTCCAGCTCGACGACGAGGCCCGCCGCATCCTCCGGGATGCCCTTGTGGAGTCCATTGCTGAAACTCTCTTGCCCAGCCTGCAAGACCTTTTCCGACCTCAGTTTCGGAGTAAGTTCCGAGAAGGCAGGCCCGATGGTTGGATTGGCTACTACACTCGCAAGGGCAGCAGCCGCGCATTCATCTGCCGGATTCTGTGCCATGAGGCCGGCCAGCCTGTCGTAATCACTGCCAATGGGCATGTGCACATTCGCCCGTACAGCAAGTACCAGTTCCTTTCCCGCGAGACGGCACTCGACCTCATTCTCGAAGGAAACCCAAGTGATGTCTAGTCCTGGCCCCGGTCCCGGCTCTAGTCCTGGCTACCAACAGCCTGCGGCAGCCACCATCGTGCCCACGAGCCTCTCAATCCACGCCGTGGACTCAGGCCAATTCCGGCTCGTGGCTCACCTACGCTCCGGACTCAACACATTCCGCCAGCACAACAGCCAACCCATGACCATGCGGGAAGTCGTGCAGTGGCTACACCTTTGGGAGGAAAATCCGGCGGATTGTCTGGCGCGGCTTTTCGGGTGGCGTCCCGCCGATATAGATGCGGCAATCAAGGCCACCCCGAAGGCCGCCTCACGGCCCGCAGGACGCCGTTCCCCGGCCACGTCCCTACCGGGACTAACCCTAGCCGATCTCGGCCTATAGTGGCGACGACACGGCCTTGAATGGCCACCGCAAAAAGTATATACGAGGTATTGACACCGACACCCGCATTAGACATAATGGCAACCGTGGACAAACAAACCCGCCACAGTTTTTCAAAACCAACTCTCGAGAGGTACACAACATGGATATTCAAGCCAACACTCCAGTCAAAGAAGTAACCATCCAGGGCTTCCGCCTGACCGTTCCGGCTCCCTATGCCGAGGGCCACGTTCTGTCCGAGGCCGAAGCTGCTGTCCTGAACCAGACCCTGGCCGAGAACCTGCGTAACAACTTCGGTTCCCTGATCAAGCGCAGCAAGGACGAGGCCGAAGCGGCTGGCAACGAGTTCGCTCCGGATACCGAGAATCTCCAGGCAGACCTGGACGCCTACGTTGCCGAGTACGAGTTCGGTGCCAAGCGTGGTGGCGGCGGTGGCTCCATCTCCCGCGACCCGGTTGAGCGCAAGGCAATGCAGCTGGCCAAGAACGTTATCAAGTCTGCCATTCAGGCCAAAGGCGGCAAGATCAAGGACGTTGGCAACGACAAGATCACCGAGCTGGCCACCAAATACTTCGAGCAAAACAGCGACACCCTGCTCGAACAGGCTCGCAATCTGGTGGAGGCAGAAGAAACTGCCAAGGCCAACGTTGGTTCTGTCGATCTCGACCTGGGCTAATCCGGACAGTGTCCGGGACGGGGGCTCCGGCCCCCAACTCTTTTTTAGTCTGGGCTTTGGCAGGTCTGTAAATCAACCAATGATTTCCAGCTGGGGGAGCTTGTCAGAGCCCAGACTAAAAAGGAGAAATGAGTATGTCCCAATCCCAATCATTCACTAGCCGCAAGGCACTTCACGCAGCCCTCGAGGGAGTCATGGCCCAAGCCCTTGCCTCCGACTTCGGTATCGAGGTCAAGACTGCTGACGCCACACGCCTCAGGCAAGAATTGAATTTTGCTCGCAAGGCCCTGCGGGAGCGCGGCGACAACAGCTACGATATGCTTGTCTTCCGCACCTGCCCTCGCGACCCTGAGAAATATGTCTGGATTATCCGTCGGGTTGGCGCAGCACGGCCCACAGAAACTTTTGATGAGGAAGAATAGTATGCCACGCCCTGCGCAAGACCTCGAAAAAAGGCTTATCAATCTTCGGACTGGTGACTTCGACAAACTCAAAGAGTTCTACCCGAAGTTCTACCCGTCTGGAATCATCCGCGAACTCGTCGCACAGTTCGTAGATGCTCACGAGCAGGGCCGAGTCCCTGCCATTCAGTTCGACCCAAATAAACTCAAACTGTAGGGCGCGAGCCTGGGGCCTCCGGCCCGCCTCTACTCCTATCCCTCAAGGAGACACAAAATGTCCGAGACTGGTGTAACCGTAGACCTGCCTGATGGCATGGAACCCTCACTCAACGAACTGTTCGAGCGTGACCCGCTGACTTCTTGGTCACCTGCTGACCGAATCAAAGTCATTCAGCACCTGCGCGAAACCCGCAAAATCTTTGCCAAGGAAGAGGCCCAGGCCAAATCCAAAGGCAAGCGCACGAATGCCAAAGCGGCAATTGCCTCCGGCGGAAACAAAAACCTCACCCTCGACGATCTTGGCCTCGGCGGCCTGTAGGAGTCCTCGCCATGCAGCATCTAATTGCTGTGGCAGGCAATGGCAGCTTTAATTGCCCTAGCCTCCCACTCTTCCAAACACTCTGGGATTCTACTAGCCTCAAGGCTCTCAAGGAATGCCCGTACAAGTACTTTCTCTCAATCATCTGCGGCCTTGAGAGTAAGGCGCCGAAAGATCCTCTGGTATTCGGCATCGCCTTCCACAGGGCTATGCAAATCTACCACTACAAGAGGGCCGAAGGTCTTGACCACCTCGCCTCGCTAGAGGCCGCACTCGACGCAGGCATCCAGGCCTATGTCGATCAGGACGGAAACCTCTATCAGGCCGTGAAGAAAGAGCGAGGCTTCTATCCTCTCCTTCGCGCCATTGTCTGGCACCTCGACACATTCAATGATGGAGGCTTCAAGGACGACGTTGCCAAGACCGTCATACTCCAGTCTGGCAAACCTGCCGCAGAGCTCAGTTTCAAGCTCTTTCTCTTTGAGCTGGATGGAATTGAAATATACCTGGCTGGCCACTTCGATCACCTTGTCGAGTTCAATGGCCAATACTGGGTAAAGGACTATAAGACGGCGGCCAGCCTAGGCCAAAACTTCTTCAACCAGTTCGACCCCAATACCCAAATCTCGGTCTACATCACCGGAGGCCAAGTTGTCCTGAACAAGCCTGTGGCTGGCGCCATTATCGACGGCATCCAGTGCGCCGTACACTTCAACCGCTTCCAGCGTGGCTTCATCACCAAGTCCCAGGAGGCCATGCAAGAATTTATCGAGGACACGAAGTTCTGGATAGAACTTGCGAAGCTGTATGCGGCCTCCGGCCACTATCCCAAGAACGAGGAGTCCTGTGACAAGTTCGGCGGCTGCCAGTTCCGTGACGTTTGCAAGACTCCACCCAGCCTGCGCGAGAACCTCCTGAAAGACAAGTTCCGCCAGCGTGTTTGGGACCCATCCATCTCCCGCGAGGAATAATACCATGACCACTGAAACAAATAAATTGCGCAACGCACTTAATTCTGCCAACCGTCGTCAGCATGACCTGGAGCATAAAATCAACAGTGTTATGGATTTCTTGGTAGAGCTTAAGCGGCTTAGAGAGCTTCCTGAGTCTGAGACAAACCTGGGCAATATAGACCTTACCGTTCGTCTTTCGACTCAGAAAAAAGAGTATTCTGTTCGAGTTCCGTTCAAACTTCTCACCGAGGTCAATCAGCAGCAACTCACATGCGCGCTTGAATCCTTCCATGACCAGTATTCTGACGAGAACAAGCAGCTCGTCGAGGCTATGGAAGTTTTCCGAAAGCTGGTGAAATAGTCGGGCACAGGTATTGACACGGTATATACGTTACGATACTATATACCGTATATACTAAATGCCCCAACCAAAGGACACTAAAGTATGCCAAAACTCAGCCAACGTAAAGAAGCCAGCGCAATCAAGCTCATGGCCATCGGCGACAGCGGCACCGGCAAGACAGGCGCCCTTGAGTCCCTCGTCCGCGCCGGTTTCAAACTCAAAATACTGGATTTCGACCGAGGCCTTGACTACCTGCAAGAAGCCCTTGCCGACACCCCCGCCCTGCTCGACAATATCGAGTACGCCACATTCACCAACTCCTTCAAGAGCATCAACGGCAAGGTTGTTCCGAAGGGCGTGCCCAAAGCCTGGGCCAACTGCCTCAAGCTCCTTGAGTCTGGCAAAATCGACGACGAGGATTGGGGCCTGCCTACCACATGGGGCGAGGATACATTCCTTGTCGTAGACTCATTGACAATGGCGGCCAAGGCAGCTATGCTGCAAGTCCTCCAAATAAATGGCCGTCTGCTTGAGCCGCCGCACCAATCAGATTGGGGCCAAGCTCAGAATCTCGTCGAGGGCCTTATCCAATGGCTGTGTTCCGAGGATATAAAGTGCAACGTGATTATCCTGACTCACATCACGTACCTCGAACTCAACGGCGGCTTGTTGCGCGGCTATCCCTCCACTGTGGGCAAAGCCTTGTCGAGCGTATTGCCTCGCTACTTCAACACCATCCTGAACGTAACGAGCAAGGGCAGCGGCAAATCCAGCAAACGAATCATTTGCCCTCTCCCACAATCGAATGTGGAAACAAAGGCCCTCGTGCCCGTAGAAAAATTGCCCGAGTCGTGGCCCATCGAAACCGGCTATGCCGAGTTCATGCGGCTCGCGAAAGGCAGTCTGCCCAACCCGGACTATAAGCCGAAGGCAGTAGCTGCTGGCAAGTCGAGTTCCCAAGAAGGGAACGGTAAGTTCGAGTGGCAAGGTAAGAAATAATCTAGCCTGCCAGTCTCATGTAGTGCAAACCGTAGGCCCAGCCTACATCAAAAACCAATGGAGTATTTCCTATGTCTCAAGTTGACCTCTCTCACCTGCTTGGCAAATCCATCGGCGCCGTCGAGAAGCCAAAACCATTTCCCATGGGCCACTACGTCTGGGTAATTGCCAGCTTCTCCATCGTCGAGTCCACCAGGAAAAAGACTCCTGGCGTTGAGTTCGTCTGCAAAATGACTGAAGCCAAGGAAGATGTTGATCAGAATGAATTGGCTCAGGTCAAAAACGCCAGCGAGCGTAATCAGAAACTGACCTTCTGGCTGACCGAAGACAGTCTGTGGCGCTTGAAGGAGTTCTGTGTTCTGCTCGGCATCACGTCCGAGGACGACGACCGTCCGCTGGGCGAAATCCTGCCGGAAGCAACCAGCCAGCAATTCGTTGCTCGCATCGTCCACGAAACCATCGAGGGCACGACTGACGTAATCGCCAAGCTGGATGATCGTAGCATCGCTGCCGACGAGTAATCTCGGCGTAGCCTAACGGCTTGCAGCGCAAGGGGAGGGGGCTATCATACCTCCTCCCTTTTTTGTTTCCAACAGGAGAATCCACATGCCCATTGAGAAT